TTCATTCCGAAACTGGATCAGGAGCGAATCGTCTCAATACTTGAGTGGGATAGGAGTAAAGAAATAAGTCACAGAGCAGAGGCAATTTGTGCGGCGATGATTGAAGCATGGGGTTACAGCGAACTACTCACGGAGATTCGTCGATTCTATGATTGGCTTATGGATTTACCAGAATTCCGAGACTTAGCAAATTGTGGGGTTTTTCCATACATTTCAGAGACTGCACTGCGGAAGTTGTACACGAACAAAGATGCACACATGGATGAACTTGAGGCATATTATAAAGCGATGAATGTTGAGGATGAAGGAGAGTTTGATATTGTCACGCTTCAAGGGGACAAGAGTGAGTTGGATGCTGGACTCAGTGCTGAGAAGAAGAACACTAGCGATTTGAGTAAAGCGCTATCGAGTGATGCTAGTGGGAGTAAAGAAAAGGATGTCGACACAGGAAGTCGAGGCAATCCAGTGCCGCGCTTAAAGTCAATGGGTAGGAAAATGAAACTACCCAAAATTGGAAAAGAAGTTACCTTGAACTTGGAACACCTGTTGGAATATAAACCCGAGCAAGAGGATTTGTCAAATGCGAGAGCTACACACAAGCAATTTGGGATTTGGCATCGAACAATAATGGAGGAGCTGGACATAACTGAAGAGCAAATGAAAGTCGTGATGAATGGGTTTATGGTTTGGTGCATCGAGAATGGGACATCTCCAAACATCAATGGAGTTTGGACTATGATGGATGGAGAAGAGCAAGTTGAGTTCCCAATCAAACCTTTTGTTGAGAATGCAAAACCAACATTAAGGCAAATCATGCACCATTTCTCAGATGCTGCAGAAGCATACATTGAATTCAGAAATGCTGAGCGTTCATACATACCACGATATGCGCTCATCAGGAACTTGCGAGATAGCAGCCTTGCACGATTTGCATTCGACTTTTACGAGATGAATTCGAAAACTCCAACACGCGCTCGAGAGGCGCATCTACAAATGAAGGCGGCAGCATTAGCCAATGTTAGCACCAGAATGTTTGGACTGGATGGTAATATAGCAACGCAGGAGGAGAACACGGAGAGACACATAGCCACGGATGTGAACACGAATATGCACACACTCAATGGTGCCCGCTATATGTGAATAAGTAAGATTAACTTATGTGCGTGTTTTTATGTTTGTTATTGTAGTATTATAAATGTTAGTGTGAGATGCTCACCTTTTTAAATATTATCGTAACCAAAGGACTACTAGCCCGGTTCTCCTAAGTGTGGTTGTCCACGTGGTGAAGCGGTTAGTATACACCTTT